GATGCTCATTGAGATACTCACTCAAGTTAATTTTAAGTGAGTCGGGAGCAATTGCGAGATTCGAATTTTCATCTCTTGAAATTACATGAATCTGAGATGAAAGTGGATTTGTGGGATTTTCCCTAATGCCCGCTCTAAAGACTCGTCCAAACTTAGAAGGAAGAGTATAAATTCTTGCCAACATGTCCTGTTTTGTGACGACTCTAGATTGCATCTGGCGTGATGCTGTAACTCTGCGGCGCAAATCATCTAGCGTTGGGGCGGCATCGCCACCGCGCGCAGGGTATTGATTCTTGACGTCGATGGAGGACCTCACAAAGGTTGCATCGGATGCCGTTGGCGACTTTCGAAAATCCATCTTAAGAGTTCGAACAAATCGAATCGACTCAGCAGGGACATTGTGTGAGAGCCCACCGCCTGCCCTGACAGACACTCTAAGGGTTGTGTTCCTAGGAGAGATGCCTAACGTCTGCGTCTCAAGTAGCGAGTTGGGGTCAATTGAAAACCTAGAGAAAGAAGTCTTTCCGTATAGTTCAAGTGAGAGCTTACTAGGATCGGGTATGATATCGTCGTCTAGCGACTCGGCATCACCCGGCCCGAAGGCGAATGTTGTCAATTTTGTGATAGGATCAAAATTTGAAACGAATCTATAGGGGCAGGGAATAACCTCAAGGTTGTAGGGAACTAGGCGACCGTCTTCAGAAAAATTTAGGACACCTTTAAAGACTGTATCCTGTGACAGCGATTCAACTTGATAGTATTTGTTTCCATCAGAATCCGTGACGTCAACAATGTCTGTAATGTTGCTTGTCCCTAGCGTTATTCGTCTAAAAGGTACACTGTCGGTGCCAAATGAGAATGTCTCGACAGTCTCCTCACCTGACACACAAAGGCCAGGTAGAATCATGATGTAAGTGGCGGGAGAGCCTGTCTCTGTAACTTCACCTAAGACGACTTGTGCCTTAAAATCACCGTTCAATTTTGTTTCAGAAAAGTCAATCATTTCGACAAGATTAAATTTGATACCGGTGGCGCTCTCGAGCACAGTCCCTGGCTGAATAACTGGGAGGCATGAGTTTCTAACTGTGAAAGTCCCATCCTCTTTTTTGTCTGCTGGTATTTCGATATAGAAATCGACGATGACAGAGGAAGGTGCAACTCCAGTTATTTTGACGCCTGCGTTGCGCAGGTGTCGAAGAATATTGTTGTTTTCGACGGCAGTCTGTGGGTTAAGCTCGTTAAATTGATGGTCTAGGTAGAAAGACATTGTGTCGCCAACCATTGCCGCCATGTCAAGCAGCAAACCGCCAAATGAGGCTTCAGAAAAGTCTTGAATTTTATTGGGAAAGTATGTTCTCGCGTACTGAAGAAGCTCCTGCCTGAAACCTCCGAAGTCTCTGGCAAGAAAATTTCTTGTTCTTTCTTTTTTTATTTTTTTCTGAATATCGATTGACATTTTTAACCTGCCGAGTGAATGATTACTTCGATAGCACGTGTCTTATTGCTTATTCTGGGTATTGTGTATGTGATTTTAACACCAACCCGAGCAAGGCTGTTCTCGGCACCGAGGCTAAGTGGCTCAAAGGAATCAAGCGAGATAAAGGGCATATACTTCTTTGTGGTCGCGGAGATTCTTCTAATTGCTCTAGTATCACCCGCCTCGGTTCCAAGCTCAAATGCCAGCTCCCTAAGATTTGCACCAAAATCATAGTGACCTAACCGCTCCCCGTGATTGGTAAGAATCATATTGCGAAAATTATCTGCTAAAGCATCGTCAAAATTCATGTGCATGCTTAAGAATTCACCATCGCCATCTGAAAGTCTTAAGGGTGTTTTAATGCCAACAGGGATAGGGTCTTGAACAACGTTATTAGAGCGCTCTCTAATGTCTGCGTCAAGCTCTCCAATTGATTGAAAGCTATATTTCTTGTAAACATCAGTCATTTTGTCGCTCCAGGGCAGGCAAAAATTAAATATCACATGTGAAAAATTTTCAACTCAATATCTTACTTCACCTTGGTGACGCTGCTCTTTATTGCGTTAAGTTGAGATCTTAGATTAGCACATGCCTCTGGCAAACCCTTGATCGAGTCGCCAAAGCTTCCGACGGATACTTGCGCCTCATTGCAAAAATTTGTCAAGAGTTGCACTAATTTGTCACCGAGCACGGCAGATTCAGTTGCTCTATTGCCAAGATAAATTTGATCATTTCGACCATCACCGACGACAATTTTTTCTGCGTCAATAAGAATCTCGCCGTTTGATGTCATTACGATCGAGCAGACCTTTTTACCGTCTCCGTCTTCTCGAATTATTCTTATGGAGCCTTTCTCCTCAAGACGAAGATCATCTCCGGGTGTATGTCTTGAGATTATTCGAATTTCATTCGACTTCGCAATAATATAGGGCATGTCATCAACGTCTAGAATTCCAAAGTCTTCTTTCATGTAGGACGATATCGAATCTTGGGTACTAAAACTTTTATCTCCAGATGTATTCATCGAAACATAAATTCGACTAGCATCGTGAACAAAGTCCGGGTCACCTTCTATGGGATTCGCGCTCTTATTGTCTTTGATGCCCTGAACGCCTAGGCCAACAGGGTTTTTATTTACTTCATAGAAGCCTTTTGTGTTAACCGTGACTTTAGGCATCGTGTCTGCAGTATTTGTGTCAGCTGTGACAGAGTTGCCGGGAAATCTTCCTCGGCCTGCAACGATGTCAATTGTCCCTGCGAGAGAAGGTGCGCTAGCATTAGACGCATTGCTCTCTTTTGAGGGCCTCTCACTTTTGCTCCACCCTCTATCCTGGCCTAAAGAGACAAGTGTATTATTCGACCCCTGCAGTATGAGATCACCAGGCCTCTTAGTGTAGCGAGGCACAGGCTCCATCGCAAAAGACTTATTCGAGAGAGAATCATTATAAATTTCTTCAAAGGGGTTTTCTTTGTCGTTTTTTGTCCGAAGTGTTTCGCCGTTCTTGCCGTCAGGATCGCCATTGAAAAATCCAGGAATACCGACTGAATTAGATCCTGCCACTTTATCCGAAGACTTTTTGGGTGCAATATCTTGAAATTTTCTGTCGGCATGCGTGTAATTGACATCATCAACAAAGTCTGGCTCTGAAATTCTACATACCCAGTATCCTATCTTGTTTGAGAGATCAGGAGACTCAAACATGACCCAAACCTGCTCGCCTGCCTTAATTGGAAAACAAATGTGGGGCGGAAAAAATGGGTAACAAATAACATTGCCTGTTGATGTATTGTCTTCACCCATCGAGACAATTCTTGCAATAATTGAATTTCGGGGAGCGTTACTTAAAAAGTCTTTATAAGAAATACTACTTTTTTTCTTGTTGCTAGACCCGGCGGCAGCCGCAACTTTATCAGAAGTACCTCGAGGTGCAGATGCAGCCCCAACCTCAAATGACTCGCCTGTCAATCTTTCAGTTTCTTGAGCATCGACCTTCGAGATATCGCAAATCACGTCGACCACAACCGCCCTCTTGAAGATCGAAGTAGGAGCACTGTTTTCGACGCCTCTTAGGTGACTGCCCAGAGTGGGCTTTAGCATCTCTTGCCCAACATTGATCTGCTTAAAAACACTCATTTTTTACTTTTTCTCTCTGTGAGATCACCGATTTGAGCAAAAAGGTCTTCAGAGTTAATCTGTGTGTTCTCCTCTTCAACTTTTGCAATTAATTCTGCAAGTCGCAAAATTTGCTCATTTGACTTGCACATCCTCTCGAGGTACTTTGAGACAGTTGTCCCGATCGTCGCATGATCGGTAGTTCCTTGACTTTGCATTCTCTGCCAGGCATCTGTAAACATGAGTGATGCATTCTCTCTATCACTGACAGCATTTTCATAAATCTCTCGCCACAAAGACTTAATTTTTGAGTCTGTCGTCTTTATGTTGTCAAGAACGTTGGAAAACTTTTCAATTTTCTCTCTAAGCTCTTGCTCTTTTGACGATAACACATGCGTCTGCGCAGCGCTATTATTGTCTTTTTTTTGACGTGCCATCTTTACCTCTCAAAAAAGATCGAATTTGCTGTCTTTGCCTGTCATTTTTTTATAATATTTTCGAATCGAAGACATCGACACAGAGAGCTGCTTTGGTGTCAACCCAGAGATGTCCCGAATATAGACAAGAATCGCCCGCTTATTCAGGAAGTCTAAATTGTCGATATTAGAAAAAACAGATTGAATTGCGCCGAGACAAACACGCTCTGTGTCATTCGAGACGCACTGCTCCATCTCGACCAGCATTTCACCGATGACCTTGCTTCTATCCTGTGCTATCATCACATCGTCGGGTGACTGAATAATGTCGTAGTTTTCGAGTGCAAATAATTGCGCCGGTGTCATGTCTGTTGGGTAGTCCATGCTGACATGACGCTTCGTTCTTTTCATTGCCTGGCGTGATCTAATAATCAGCCAATTTTTTGCAACAACATTAAAATATGAGAAAGCTTTTGTTCCCTTGTCTGGAGACCACTTGTTGATCGACTCGTAAAGAAATGAGATGCAGTCCGTCTTAAGAGTATGAAAAGAGTCGTAGGGCGTCTTGAAGCCGTAAACAAAAATGAGGTTCTCAACTAGCTTGTCGAATGACGGTTGAATTCCATGAACATAGATTTCGCGGCGGCGCTCAATATTAATTTCATTTTGGTAGAGAACTATCTGCTCCTGTGTCGACTCAGGAAAATACTGTCTTGTAGTTGACTTCTTGCGCTTAATCTTCTTTTTTTCATCTTTGTAGTGCATCAAGTTCAACCTTACTCAACAGCATTTTCATCAATTGCAGCGCCCATCGATGCCGCTATTGTAAGTATTGCCGACCTTGTCTTTTCGATGTCTTCAAGGATCTTTCTAATTTCGGGGCTGTCATAGTAGAGTGGTATCTGGAGGATCTTACTTATGGACGCAAATCTCTCGTCGAGAATATCAAGTGCTTTCTCAGTTTCATCCTCGATTTTAAGAATAATACGACCGAGCTTGTAGTTCATGTAAAGGGACCACGAAAAAGCTGCACTGAAAAGTATTATAGCAATTGTTTCAGCCATTTGTGACTCCTAATTTCGCAAATGCCTCGTCATAAAGAAGCTTAATATTTTTAATGCAGTACTTATTCTTAATAGTTTCTGAAAGCTCTGTAGCCCACTGCTTTGGATTGATCGGCCTCTCGTAGAACTTACGGAGCTTTTGTTTTACCTCCTTTTCATCGACTTCTGCCCATTTTGCGCCCTCAATAAAAATTTTGTTGTCAATTCTCGTCTTGTGAATAGGCTTGAGGTGTGGCTCCAGTGAGATATACTTGCCATGACTTAAGAAGTCTGTGTGCCCTGACCACCCTGTCGCGATTACTGGAAGTCCTGATGCGGCCGCCTCGAGAAGAGGAAGTCCAAAGCCCTCGCCGCGTGTAAGTGAGACCAGCGCCTTGACCTTTTTGTCACGATAGACTGATGCTACCTCTTCTTCTGAGAGGTTTCCGTGAAGGAGGTACGTCCTTGGTGAGGGATTGTCACCCCTAACCTGGGCCAACAGTTTCTTGAGAATTTTTTCAGTCATGACTCTATCAATCTTTGATGATCTCCCGGCATTGGTCTTTATGATAAGACCGACGTTCTCGTCATTTCTAAACTCCTCACAGATCCACTTAATTGTGTAAAAAAGGTTTTTTCTATCATTTTCAGGATTGTTTCCCGTAATCTGCCCAAAAACGAGAAAATTAAAGTCAGTCTTGAGGTCTAGATCGACGCTTGGAAGATCATCGCTGTCAATCGACGAATGATATGACTCAGGAACGACAAATATTGGGACTGCTAGATTGACGCCTGAGTTTGTAAGAACGCTCTTTGTGTGCTTCGAAGGAACAATGACTGCAGACATTTTGTTACATGCGTAAATCCAGTCCTTGCTACATGTGTCTGTTTCGACTGCAGCAGTAATTCCTATGTTAAAATTTCCAAGTGAAGCGTCCCACTCGTTTGGAAGCTGTACCTGAATTGTGATGTCAAATCTCTGCTTTAGAGATGACACGTCAACATTTCGGCGCACAATTTCGCCAGCAAGTCCTGACTTTTCATTGTCACCTAAAATCCAAGGAGTAAGACCCCACGGAAGAGGCTGAACAAAAACCTCAAAATCTGGTCGTTCAATTGCCCACTCAAAAATTTGTCGAGCATGGACACCGTACCCTGACATTGTTAGAAGAGGTGCGCGAATTAAAACTCTCTTTTTGCTCATTTTAGATCTCCTTAACCGACCAGCGAGTGTAGCGACTCTTCCAATTTGCAAGTAGTTCTGTGAGAGTCTCATCCCACTGACTAATCATATTGTCATAGGAAAACTCTGATTCGACATATGCACGTGCCTTGGCGCCTAGATTCTTTCGAGACTCCGAGCTCATTTCATAGAGCTTCATAAGACCGTTCGCGACGCTCTCAGGTGAAACATAATCCTCAAATATGTAAGGAACAGACTGTGAGCCGACTAACGTCTTAAGATCAATGTCAAGAGCAACACCGTTCTCCGAGCCGTCGCGATGGTCAACGACCTGGCGTGTTAAACCGCCTGTCTTTGCGGCAATAATAGGTTTTCCGGCCGACATCGCCTCTAGCGTCGAAAGACCAAAACCCTCTGCAAAAGAAATATTAAGAACACAGTCTGAAATATTGTGCACAATATTCATCTTTTCAAAATCGATTCTGTCAGGAGAGAAGACAATCGATTCTTCAATCCCGAGCATCTCGGCGGTCGCATAAAGGTTTGGACCTTCCTGGTCATCAGGTTGAGTGTGCAAAATAAGGACTGCGTCTTTCTTGCCGTGCTTCTCACCTAACGCGTCCATGAAGATCTTCCAGGACCAAAGAACGTCATTTGGGCGCTTTCTCTTTGCGTTTCTATTAATCCAGAGCGCGACAAAACTATCGGCTTTTTCCTGCGAAAGAATTTGAACCTTCTGCTTTTTGACTTCGGCCTCGTCTAAAGGCCTAAAAAGGCCTTTAGGCAAGGTGTGAGGCACAAAGTTTGCCTTCTCAGGAAACATATCTTTGACGAAAGAGTATGTCAAGTGAGAATGGCAATTAATTAGGTCTGTGCTCTCGTAGAGAACGTGATTAAATTTAGGAACAGGCAGGTTGTCCCAAACATGCCAATATGCTATTGGGCAGACTTGATGAATCTCATCCTCCATCTCCCAGACCCAATGAAAAAATCTTGGATCAGTAAAGAGCATGAGAACATCAGGTTTCTCAGTGATAAGAATACTCCTGAGGAGCTTTGGGTCGCCAAAGCCATCGATAGGCTTAATTATAAAGTCGTCATTGACTCTAACTGTCTTGTAGTCAGAGTGTTTGACTGCGGCACCAAGCTGCCTAAATGACCATTTTCCCGTCTTAATAAGACCGTCAATTAAAAACCTAGATTGACAACCAACGCCAGACGTGCTCAAGGCGTGATCGGACAATAAGAGAATCTTCTTCTTGTTCAATGGCGACTCCGTGTATGTATGACAATACATACTATACATACTGAGTCTGCTATTTATCCACTACGCAATCACTTTTTCTTAAAAATTAAGAACAATGCTGTGTGTTATAGTAGTCACAAAACTTGCATGAATTCTTATTCTTAAGATATCGTCGTTTTGAGACAGTTGAGATCATGCTGCTTACCAACTTATTAGACTTTTCAAGTGTAGCAGGACCCGTAGAGACTACAACTAGCTGACATGTCTTCTCTTTTATGAGGCCTTTTTTAAGTAGAACAAAACCTGTCTTAATGTCTCTAAAATTTAGACCATTTTTCTGTCCCCAGAAGCTCTTATATAGCGCGATCTGCGCATGCATCATGAAGTCTCTCTTCTTCTCAAGGCTCCAGCCGCGAGGAGAAGCTGTCTTCCAGTCTAAAATCCAGTATTTAAATTTTCCATTTTTTACCGGCACCTTAATGATTGCATCAATAAAACCCTTAAATTTAAGGTCCTTGCCGTCAATCGGCTCATACAACGGTTCCTCAGCAGACACTAATTCCCAGCTCGGAAAAGTGCTCTCTAGAAAATCAGGGACTGACAAAACTGATGTCTTTGCCCAACTAATCCACTCATCGAGAAAGTTGTGCTTGTAGTTCCAGCCTTGAGCTTTTGCGCGAGCAGTCTGCGTTGAAATAAATTCTGGAGAGTCAAATCCTAGTTTCTCCCACTCTTCACGCATTTCCTCCTCTAGCTTCTCAATTCGACCCTCCAGGCTCCTGTTGGTTAGGAAGTGCTCAACACAAGCATGTACTAGCGTTCCATAAACCAGGTGTTGAGTCGGTGGAGCGCCTTCAATTCCATCTACATACGTCAGCTTGTGGCGCCATGCGCACTCTTTCCAGATTTTCACCTCAGAGTACGAGACGTGCGGCTTGTTAGTTGGAAAGTCTTGAATTACAGTTAGGCTATTATCGCTGGACATTTGGTCTTCTTTCTTGAGCAATCATAGCCTTGTCGAGGGCTTCTTTATAAAATTAGTTATTCCTTGGGAGAAGTGCCTCTGTCATTAGCTTCGGTTGAGAGCATGCTAATTTAACTGAGGGTGTGGGTTTGGTGAAATCAACTGGTCTATGAAAAATCCAGCCTCCCATCTCCTCCTTGAGCTTCATGGCCATGTCAACGACTTCTTCATCTGTGACATCTGCCCAGGACTTCTGAAAGAACATGTTGTTCTCAGGGGTGTCCTTCTGCTCGATATCATAGAGACTCTGCCAAAACTTTGTCCAAAAATTCCTGTATGACTTTATCTTCCGCTCTAGGTCAAACCAGGAGTAGTGATGAACTGATGGGTATATTTTGGCGACGTGGTCAAACCATCCTTGATATGCCTGGAGAGCTTCATTGTTGCCTTGTAAGGCGGCAACCCTGCAGTTGTGCACTTCCTGTGTGTAAAAATTTGCATGCGGGACAATCTCAAGACTGTCCTTGAAGATATAGTCGCAACCATCTGTTCCTGGTGCCGCAAAAAGTTTGCCATCAGAGTCAAACTTTCTTAGGTGGCCTGGAATTCCGTGTGTTATGTTGGAATTGTTTCTGCTAAGTCGCCACTTCCAGGGATTGACGTCAACTCTGACCTTCTCGGGTCCTCCCCAGTACTCAATTACTGGCAACGCCACAATATTGACGAGATCAGGAAAGTTTTTGCAAAGCTTAACGATTTTTTCGTAATCGTCCTCATGCACAATTTCATCCGCGTCTTGTTGCCACAAAAAGTCTCCTGTGCATCGTGAGCGAGCCTCGGCCTTCTGCATACCGTCAAAGACACCGAAGCGAGTGTCATTCCAGTCTCGAGGCACCTCATAGACTTTTAGTCGTGACTCAGCCTTAGTCCACTCTCTGAGTGACTCAAGTGTTCCGTCATTTGATCCACCGTCGACGACGACGACCTCGTCACAAAAGCCAAGTAGCGACTGGATGCATTGACGCCACGGATAGCTACTGCTATTGTAGTTATATGAAGTTGTATATCCGCTGATCTTTGGCTTCCACTCAACGGTATTCTTGATCGATGTCCAGAAAAGGTGCCTTGCGCCATACAGGTACTCTTCTATCTCTAGAAGGTTTTCTGTGTTAAACCACTCCTCTTTTGCATGTTGAACGTTTTCATTTATGATAATTTTGCAACCAAGCAATTTTGCCTCAATAACCATTCTTGGGCAAGTATCCCAGCCCTTTGGTAGATAAACAAGACCTTCTGCTTCAGAAAGCTTTTTAAGAATATCTGCATAGGGCAAGTTCCAGACAATCTCGTAGTCGAGGCCGTTGTCTTTGCAATATTTCTCGGAATCATCGGCACCCTTGACCCAAGAAGAACTGCCTAGTACGAGCCAGCCTTTTCTGGTGCTGTTTTCACTTAGTGCCCTTAAGCGCTTGACTTCAACGAAGAAAGCGTCGTCAAAGACAGAGCTAAGAACTGTGTTAGGCCTCTCTCCCAAGAACGGGTAGAGCTTGTGATAGTGATCCATTTGTTCCTCTGACATCCACCAGAGGTTCTTGGCGCCGTACATGAATGCAGAAATTAGTTTGCCCTGCGTCGACGAAGCGTCATCACATGGTTTGTTCTCTGCAAACTCATGTTTTTGAGGAGAGCGCCACTTGCAGTACTTATAATCGTATTCAAGTATCGAATAGCTTAAATTCGCAACAATACTTGGTATTAAGTTGGCATCTAGATCTGCAAAATTGCCGAATATCCAGTGCTTGTCATATCCTGACTCTAAAGTCTCTAATGTGACGTCCTTGGACTTAATTTTAAATGTTCGAAGCGGGCTTGACTTTATTATTGCTTCACTCGTCAATTCAGCGCCTCCCACATAGTCTTCAACGAAAAGATCGGCGACAAAGATGATTTGTGAACATTCAGGTACTCTTTTGACACCATCCTCAAATGGGCTCGTAAACATTGACACTCCGAAAGTTATTGAATGTCAATATTATTGTATGCCAAACGTTTTTGTACATACAGCAAGTTTTTTAATCAGGTTTTATAAAATCTTTTTCTGGCAGCGTAGGGCCGTCCTTGATTGCAATAAAATTAGCAACCACATAGGGCGCAATACACTAGCAAGGCAATCTTATATTAAATCGTCGTCCTACAAAGACAGTGTCCTGACAGTCTAGACCTCTTGCAGTAACAATAAATGCTATTTATTCGAGCAAAGAGTTGATTTTCAAATTAAATCAATCGCTCAATACTCACATAATTACCGTATGGACTTGACCCAGTAGTAACCTGCCAGATGATACGGTACATTTTACTATTGGTAATGTCTGTGAGTATAGTTGTGGCCTGCTGCCCGGCCGCGGAAAAATAGTAACCACTGTCTCCTATTGTGGCAGGAGTTGTAGTTGCTGACATAGTGCCGGAACGGCCAGATGCATCAGTAGTTGAACTACCCATTTGATAAGTTAGAGCATAAGCAAAGGTAGCAGTTCCGCTGACAGTAGCAGCATGGATCCATACACCAATACTTTGGGCACGAATTTGTATGACCAAGCTGTCAAGGGTTAAACTGGTATCCAGTGCCAGGTTCGCTGCACTAGTAGCACTTACGATTCCTGCACCTGCAGGACCTTGTGGTCCTTGTGAACCAGTTTCTCCTTGTGGTCCTGTGGCACCTGGTTCTCCTTGTGGTCCTTGTGCCCCAGTGGCTCCGGTAGCGCCAGCAGGTCCAGTTTCTCCTTGTGGTCCTGTGGCACCTGGTTCTCCTTGTGGTCCTTGTGCCCCAGTGGCTCCGGTAGCGCCAGCAGGTCCAGTTTCTCCTTGTGGTCCTTGTGGTCCCGGTGTTCCACCTCCTCCCAATACACTATCACCATTGCTGTCTTTGATATCACCGCCGGCGGGTAATGTTAGATTACCGTCTGCTTCAAATCTCCATGTATTTGAACTTCCACGGTTGTTAGTAATGATCGCTACTGGCTCAGTGTTGCTATTGTTTATTAAATATAAATCGTCTCCTGCCTCAATATGAATGTCTTCATCACTTTCTATAGAGATGTCCATCTCACCACGACCTCTTATCGATATTTCCTCATCGTCGTAGTTGATATCAATAACGCTTTCGTGTGTATAGAAAATTTCTAAACTGGTGATCGTTGTTGGATCAGGATCAGCACTGACAGTTGTGAATATATTTACAGTTCCACTGCCGTAACCTGATCCATTAAATGGCAATCTATCGCCGCCGTTGATACTAAATGCTGAGAGAGTACCCGAGAAACTATCAAAGAAATTTATAAGGTTTGTGGCGCCTGTAAAATTAGCATTAGCCCCAGACCAAGTTGCCGAACTCCAGTCACTATCACTAAAATACTCACTGTCCTCTTCGCTTATAGCACTCAATGTTGCTTGACCATTAGATGGATATAAGAATAGTTTTGCTCGGACAAGACTATCACTATCTTTGACTTCCATAGTGATTGAGTTGTCATCATCACTTGATATTGTAGTATCATCAAAAGTGATATCACCGGTATTGGCACTACCACCGCCTCCCTCACCAGGTTCGCCCTGTGGTCCTTGAGCTCCGGCAGGGCCTTGTTCGCCAGTAGGTCCTTGAACACCTGGTTCTCCTTGAGCTCCGGCAGGACCGGCTTCGCCCGCAGGGCCTGTTGCGCCCGTAGCCCCTGCTGGTCCCTGAATACCTGGTTCGCCCTGGGCGCCTTGTGGTCCTGGTTCGCCCTGAATGCCTTGTGGTCCTGGTTCTCCCTGTTCGCCTTGTGGGCCTGTGTCTCCAGGTGCACCGGCCTCTCCTTGAGAACCTATAGGGCCTGTAATTCCTTGGGCTCCCGTGTCGCCCTGAGGTCCAGCAGGACCGGTGTCGCCCTGCGCGCCCGTCAAACCCTGGGGGCCTGTTGGGCCTACGGAACCTGTCTGGCCTGTCGTGCCCTGCGTTCCTGTGTTGCCGCGCGGGCCCATAGGCCCTGTTTGCCCTCTAAAGCCCTGGTGGCCTTGCGGCCCCATGACGCCTGTCGGTCCCGCAGGGCCTACGTTGCCGCGCGGGCCTGTGATGCCTCGAAGACCTTGACTTCCTTGTGAACCTGTTGAGCCCGTTGGGCCCGTTGGGCCCGTTGGTCCCGTTGGGCCGTGAGGACCCGTAGGTCCTGTCGGTCCAGTTGAACCTAGAGACCCTGTGGGGCCTGTATCACCTTTGATACCGCCGACCGTTGTTGTAGGAAATGTCATTAGAACTCCGTAAATTAATTTTAAAAATATTTAATAGGTTACAATAACTACATAACCATTGGCGCCAGATCCACCAGCACCCGAAGATTTATTAGCGCTGAAGCCGGCGCCGCCTCCGCCGCCTCCGCCGCCGGCGCCGTATTCACCGCCGCTACCGCCTGCGCCGCCGGAACTACTTGTGGATCCTCCTCCACCCCCGCCGCCTGCTGAGCCGATGTAGAATGATCCGTTTGTGCCGTTCGACCCACTCCCGCCTGACGAGCTGCCGCCTGCCCCTCCGGCCGGCATGCCGCCAGACATTAGCGGACCTTTTCCTCCGGCGGCTCCTGCAGTGCCTCCAGAGGTTGAGCTTCCACCGCCGCCGCCTCCAGGCCCAGCATTTAAAGAGCTGCCAGTTCCTCCGCCAGACCCTCCAGCACTTCCAGGAAAAAGTCCATCGCCGCCGGCGGCGGCCGACGCGGTTGTGCCTGTTGTCCCTGCCCCTCCGCCAGCTCCACCCTCTGCATATGCGTAGGGAGAAGAAACAGGACCAAAGCGTGAAAGACCGCCAGGAACACCGACTTTTCCATTTCCAACTGAAGAAACAGCATCACCTCCGCTTCCTCCACCACCAACCGCAACGCTAACAGTTGCACCAAGCGTCGATGCAGGAATTGTTATTGATGTAAGTCCTCCTCCTCCTCCGCCGCCGCCGCCATAGGCACTTCCTGAGCCTGAAGTGAGAGCTCCACTACCGCCGCCGCCTCCGGCACCGACAACTGTTATATTTACAAAACTAGCATTTGAAGGCTTAGTCCATGTATGGACTTTATGAAATCCTGTCCCAGTACTTCCAGTGTTTCCTGTGCTGTTATAAAGAAATGTTTGGATATCTATAGAATTTGTTGGCCCTGTCGGTCCTGTCGACCCTGTTGACCCTGTCGGTCCTGTTGACCCTGTCGGCCCTGTTGACCCTGTCGGCCCTGTTGACCCTATTGACCCTGTCGGCCCTGTTGACCCTGTCGGCCCTGTTGACCCTGTCGGCCCTGTTGACCCTGTTGACCCTATTGACCCTGTCGGTCCTGTTTCTCCAGCTGCTCCGGCTGTGCCTGTCGGCCCTGTTGACCCTGTTGACCCTGTCGGTCCTGTCGGTCCTGTCGGTCCTGTTTCTCCAGCTGCTCCGGCTGTGCCTGTCGGTCCTGTTGACCCTGTCGGTCCTGTTTCTCCAGCTGCTCCGGCTGTGCCCGTCGGTCCTGTCGGTCCTGTTGGACCCGCTGCACCACCAACAGATTCTTCAGTGATCTCGACGCCGCGCATT